GAAGGAAAAATGGCTTTTGGTAAAACATCTAGACTGAATCATGTTACCGCAAGACCCAGAGCTTTGAGTAGATTTAATTCTTTAGCAATGTTTAATGCTTCAGAAAATACAGCACTTTATTCGCCATTTCAAATTATGGCAAGAGTTGCTGGTAGTCAAGCTATCAAGAATGAAGCATTCAGAAAAGCAGTTTATGGAGCTGATGCAACAGTAGACTCCCTTAAGGGTCAGCAAGTCTTTGCTCGTGGAACAATATCAATGATCACAGCTGGAAGAAGGCTTGACTTATTAGAAAGAAAAGCAAAGTTTCTTCCAGATGGTACAGCAGCAAATAGAGCTGGAAGAAAGGTCATAAAAGCTCAAGAACAGGTTAGAAGACTAGCTGCAATGAATAACCCAGCAGCAGTTTCTGCTATAGACGATGCAATTAGATCTGGACAAAAAGTTGGTTTAACTGGCAATTTAATGGCTCAAGCTGCAGGCGCTAAGGGTACGGGATTTGTTGCCACTTATTTCAGAGGTGCTCTTGGAATGGGTACAGCGGACAGTTTAGCAGTTAAGCACTTAGGCGCAGCACTTGGAGAACAAGGGCTGAAAAGATCTGGAACAGCTGTAGCAGAAAGAGCTTTAAAAGAAGGTGTATTTAAAACTCTTGGATTTCAGAGGACAATGCAAGCAGCTGGTACAAAACAAGGATTTATGGCACTTGGCGCAAGGACAGCAGCTATGGCTATGCCTGGGCTTAACTTATTAGCTACAGCTTCTCTTGTTTATGATCTTGGCAAGCTGGGTGGACACCTAGTTAAAAGTGGCGTTAATTTAGCAAAAGATGCTGTAAAATCTATGAAAGGCTCTATTGACAAACCAATGTTTGGAATGGGCTACAAAGACAATGAAGTAGCTGCTACATCAAGAGCTAGAGGTGTTATGGCAATCCAGAATTCAAGATTAAATGCAAGAAGCCTGCTTGGATCTGAAGGGTCTATGATGGCAGCACATTTTGGATAATTATGAGTTTACTAAAAACAGCTAAAGAATTTAGAAAAAAAATAGAACAGCTTCCAAGAGAAGATATTCTTGAAATTTTGCGCATACAAGATCCTGAAATTATTAAACAAATTAATAGAATTGAATGGGTATTTCAAAATAAACTTCAACATCTTAACTGGAAAGATGGAACTCCTGTTTCTTCCAGGCCGTTGACAAATTATGAGCTTTCTTTATTGGTAGATGAGCCTTTTGAGTTTAGCAAAGAATTACTCTCAATGGGCATTACTGGTGAGCAGCAAAGGCAAGTTCATTTAGCAAAAGATCCGTGTGTATGGGGAAAGCATTTTTTAGGAGCTGAAACTAGAGTTTATCAAACTCTTATTTTACGCGATCCAGCAATAAGAAAAGTTCTTAGAGCAGGTCGTCGCCTTGGTAAAACTTTTAGCATGGCGCTGTATTTGCTTCATTATAGCTACACTCATAAAGACGGAAGGTCGTTAGTTATTGCGCCAATGAAAACTCAAGTAGAACTAATTTATCAAGAAATATTAAGATTAGCCTCCAAAAGTGAAATGGTGACTAACTCTATAACTAGAAAAGTAACTTCTCCTCAATTCATGATTCAATTCTCTAATGGATCTACAATTAGATTCTTCACCTCTGGTATGAGATCAGGTGGTAAATCAGATGTAGCCAGAGGTCAAGAAGCTCATGTCATTGTTCTTGACGAAATGGACTACATGCACGCCGACGACATTGACGCTCTTTATGCAATGCTTCAAAAAACGGCAGAAGATCAAACGGATAAAGTTTTAATCGGTGCATCAACTCCAACGGGTAGAAGAGAAAGATTTTGGGAATGGTGCACTTCAAATACTAGATTTAAAGAGTTTTGGTTTCCTTCGTACTGTAATCCATTTTTTAGCAAAGACCAAGAAGAAGAGTTTAGAGAAGAGTATTCTGAGTCTGGATATCGTCATGAAATTGAAGCAGACTGGGGCGAAGATGCCGAGGGGGTATATCCAAGAAAGTTTGTTGATCAATCTTTCATGGATCCAGGTTGGAATTATCAAGCAGAAATAACTTCTGCCAGAAATTTCTACACAATAGGAGTTGACTGGGATAAGTACGGAGCGGGAACTAATATTGTTGTTCTTGAAATGTGCAACGAAAATTACGAAGATGAAAAACTTGCAAATAAAGCTCGAGTTTGTTATAGAGAAGAAATTCCTAAATCAGAGTTTACCCTAACAAAAGGCGTAAATAGAATTGTTGAATTAAATGACATTTTTCAACCAAAGCATATCTATGTAGACAGAGGATTTGGTGAAGTTCAAGTAGAGCTTCTTCATAAGTATGGAGTGGAAAATCCTTCTTCTAAGCTAAGAGAAAGAGTTAAGGGAATTAGCTTTGGTGAGAGCATAGAAGTTAGAGATCCATATACAAAACTCCCTATCAAAAAAGAAATAAAACCATATATGGTTGATAACTTAAGGCAATATCTAGAAAAAGAAGCAATAGCCTTTTCAGCATTGGATGAAGAGTTATATATTCAATTAATTTCTTATGTTGTAGTAAAAACAACTTCTACTGGTAGGCCAGTCTTTGAAGCTGGAGGTTCAGCGGTTGATCACGCTCACGATGCGCTAATATTGGCACTATTAGCTGTTACTGAAAATTATGGAGCTCTTCACAAAATGAATATTGCCGCGAAAGCTGGAACATTTTCAAATACGTTCTTTATGCCGAAGAAAATAGATGAAGAAGATGGTGAAGAAAAAACAGAAGTAATATTTAGGGATACATTAAAGTCCCCTGGTATCAATAATAGAAGAAAAAAGATTAGAAGAGCAACTATAAGCAAATCTGTAACGAGAAAGATGTTCTAATATGAGTATAAACAGCGCAGAAAAACATCAAGCAGCTAGTTCTAGAATATTTAATGATTATTCTGTTTCTGAGGGTTCAAGCAATTCTATTAAGGAAGAAAATCAGATAAGAAGAACTAAAGAGGAATATAATGACCTTAATAATTATTCTACTCTTTCATTTAAAAAGCCATATAAAATTCCTTTAAACGTAGTAAAAGCAAAAGTATTTAAAATTAATTCACAAATGCAAGAGTTGCTTGATGCTCTTGAGTCTCTTCTAGATAAAGTTTATATAAATCCATTTATAGATAGTGATATAGAAGAATGTCATTTTAGTTTATGGGAAGAAGTTAGAAAAAATAATCAAAAACTATTCAAATCAAATTTACAAGAAGAAACAGTGTATGTAGGGGGGTCTCCTTTGTTTGACGAAACAACGGGAGAATATATATTGCAGGAAGTTTTTAAAAATCCAGAATATATTTCATTTAGACAGTATCTCTACGCTGAACGACACGCCTCTAGAGGCTGTAGAAAATTTGTAAAAGAATATGACAGATTAATTTCTCATTCTGTTTTTGTTCATTTATTTGATTTTAGATACTATATAAAACTTTTATCACATGAAGCACATTGCATAAAAGAATCCTTATTATACGATTTTGGAGATGATTATGAAGACGAGTCACAACAACAAGCCGCAGCATTTTATTTTTCATGGGCAAAGATGGCAGAAAACCATTCGAGGCTCATTACCGAAGAACTCGCAAAGCAGGCAGACTCAGTCCCAACTTCCGAAGTGGATAATATCTCAAAAAAACAAGCAGCACAATTCCAAGCGTTTTTTTCGATTCGAGTAGCATCATATACAGAGGCTGTTGATAATCTTTTATTTTCTTTGAAGAAAGATTTAGAAGATACTTGTGAACTTTTTTATAAAAGATTTGTAGCTCCATCGCTTAGATTCAAAACAAAAGTTGCAGCTCCACTGGAGCTTGATTTACTCACAACATCTTTAGGAACCGCAGCCCCAATTCTTTCAGAAGAAGTCATTACCGCTGTAAATGCATTTAGGGGTAATTTTGGATCAATACTTGCTGATATGGTTCAAAGAAGAAATAATACGCAATCAAAATTTGACAAGCTATTAAGTTTTAACCTTCAAAGAAAAAAATATATAGCTTACATAGACAGTCTGGCCGTCAAAGCTAGTTCTAGGCCTAAAATAGTTCTTTATAACGTTGAAGATAAAACGTCCAATTTGTTTGACAGCATATTCATAGATAAGAGTAAAAGAGAAAGCTTAAAATCGTCTCATGATAATTTAGATAATTTAGATACAGATTCTCATCCACAGTATTTGATGAGATCTGGTGGAAATATTTTTGGAGACATTTCAGTTGCAGAGGGCGTTACTATTGATGGAGTTGACCTAGATCAACACGCCCATACAGGAGAAGATGGAACGGTAAAAATCAAGTCTACAGATATTGATTACCAATCAGTCAGATCTGAAACAGTTCTTCTACAAACCGAAGAGGGCAATACTCTAAAGGTCTCAGTAGACTCATTTCTTGCTTCAATCAAGCAGGGTGGCGCTCCTTCTGTAGATGCGGTAATATTGATGTCTATTCCTGATGAATTCAAAGATAAATATGAATTTGAAATAATGTACGTGGAGAATTAGTAAAATGTCATGGTTTAAACCTATTAAAGATTCAATAATTGTACTTGGAGAATCTGAATTAGTTTATTCTTCTTTTGTTCATATTCCAGTAAAAAGAAAAATATACTTTAATTACTTAAGCAACGACGTAGAAGCTGGCGAACAAATATATGTTAATTTAGATAATAAATTTGTTAACAAATATATAAACTCTTCTCTCCAAGAAGTTACTGACGATTATTCTTATATAGTTGTCTACGAAGACTCCGCTGACGATAGTTTTTTTACCCCAATTAAAAGTAGAGCTGTAGGAAACATTCTTTATTTCAACGCAGTAGAAAAAATTGAAAAAGATACTGGTTACACAAAATACTATAGTGTCTATTACGGTGCTACGAATATAAAATATTTACAATATATACAAATAGAAAACAATGATTATTATCAAAAACTTGCACCACAATCTATACCTTCTGTTGAAGGATTATATTTTGATTTGGCATCAAATAACATACAAGAGTATAGTTATGATGGAATGGAAGATTCTGTTAAAGAATATAAATTAGCTTTTTATAATAATGGCTTAGACTGGATAGATGGAAAATCACAAAGCATAGGAGCTAAAGCGTTTGGGTCTTTTGACGGTCCCAAGTTCAGGGTCATTGGCAGAAAAGGGCCAAACTATGGAAAGTTTCAGATAAGAATTTTTTCTTATTACGATGACAATTCTATATCTAAGAATCTTGCACTGGATTGGACCACGGTAGACTGTCATGCAAGTGAAGAGTCATCAAACCAAGTTTTGTATTCAAATACATTATTGGAATACTCTAAGTATATATTTGAAATAGAAGTTTTATCAGAAAAAAATGTTATGTCATCTAGTAATTCGGTAGAAATAACAAAATATCAATTTTCTCCGAATTATAAGCTAACATATGATGTAGAAGAAATAAATCCAAATATTTCTTTTGTTAAGATAGGCGGAATAAGGTAATGGCAGAAATCAAACAAACTTTATCAAACTTAAATCCACGGAAGTGAGTATGTAGTAACTGTCAGGGCAAAAGACCCTGACACCAACGTCCTATCTGCATTTTCAGAAACAGTAAGATTTACCGTACCAGGCGATTCAACAATTCCAGGCACACTACAGGGACTGACACTACATGCCTCGTTTGCTAACGTATTGTTTCGATTTAACAATGGAACAGATTTGGATTTAGCTACATATGAATATCAATTGTATGAAGAAGATGACATAGTTGCCCCAAATACCCCACCATATGCATTAGTTAGTGGAGCTCAACCACATCGTTCAGGCTTAGGTAATTCTAGCGTATTTGCAGTTCAGGTGGATGGTAGCTTTGTTAATCAAAACAATGTTGTTGAGCAAAGAAATTTCTTTGGAAGAGTTAGAGCAGTAGACACTTCTGGGAACTATGGCAACTGGACAGCTATTGTAAAAACAGATCTTTCAACACCGCTTATTGATAGTCAATACATTGTAAGCTTAACTGCAGATAAAATTAAAGCAGGAGAAATAGAGTCAGCTGCAATAGTATTAGGTGGCGCTAATGCTGCAAATACTATTATTAAATCAAAAACTTACGATACCTCTTCCGGGGCACAAGGTTGGTATATTAGAGGTGATGGTCACTTTAGCCTAGGTGGACCACATGGAATAACATATAATAACTCTACAATAACAATTGGTTCAGCAGTTAACGTTAATGCAGAACTTAATGCAAATAGCTTAACGGTTGGCAATGGCGTATATGGATATTTAACAATAGACGAAAATGTTGGACCTACAAATACAGACTTTGGTATTGAGTTAGGCGATCCTGAGTATAATTACTGGTATGCAAATGGAAAATTTAGTGTAGGAAATAACACTAACTACGTTAGATGGAATGGAACATCTTTGTCTATCGTTGGTCAAGTAACAGCATCTTCTGGAACCATAGGTGGCTGGAGTGTAAATCCAAGTTATATTAGATCTAGCAACAATTTAGTGACCATGAACTCTAATGGTTTATTTGAAATTGGAACCGCAGCCAATAATAAAGCTACTATCACTTCAGACGGAGATTTTACTGTTTATGGTACCGGTGGTGGACTACCTGATGGCGTTACAAGAATGTATGGTGGATTTCTTAATGTTAAATTAGGATCAGACCCAGGAGCAAACATTGCCAACACGCAGATTACTTTTGACAGTATAGCATTTTTTAAACCTGGAATTCCAAATTATGGCATTTTGATAGCTGGAGGAAACAATGGAGCCCCTGCCTTTATAGACGTTGGGGCTACAGGAATAACAGAGAACAATTCAGTTTCATGCAGTGGATTCTTTAGATCCTCTGGAAATAGTGGTTGGTATAATCAAACACATGGTGGTGGAATATGGATGGACGAAGGTACAACTGTAAAAGTTTTCGGAAATAAAAACTTTTCAACTGGTGGAACAATTTCTGGTGGAACAATTTCTTCAAGCGGAGCAGTCTATGCTTCAAACTGGTTGAGAACATTCGGAAACGCTGGGTGGTATAGCGAAACTCATGGTGGTGGTATGTACATGGATGAATCAACTACTGTTAAAATCTATCAAAATAAAAATCTATATACTGCAGGAACAATTACAGCAGGCCTTTTTTCTTCTGCAGGTACTATATATCTTGCAGCTGTTGGGCCATCAAGTTCCGATGAAGTTATGGTGAGAATATCTACAGGGGAAGTCAAAAAACGTACGTTGTCTAACTGGTCACTTCGTGAAATGAAAGAAGATATCAACACACTAGAAAATGCTATAGACAAGATTAAATCTATGCAGCCAAGGACATTTAGATTTAAACAAAGTGCATTAATTCAAGATGAACCATACGATGCTTTTAATCGTCGTGAGCAACTTCAATATGGTTTCATAGTTGATGAAGTTGCAGATTCCGAAGCTCCTAACTTAGTATATTATGCAACTGATGATGGCATAACTAAGTTTGAAAAGTCGTGGAAGCCAGATGGCATGATTGCCTTAGCCGTTGCTGCCATAAAAGAACTTACAGATAGAGTTGAAGAATTAGAATCAAGAATGGTATAATGTAAATATGAATGAACAAAATATAGATGTAAATTTAATTATTCAGTCTTTTCAAGATAGGTTAACACAATTGACGACCGAAAATGTGATAAAAGACGCAACAATTAAACATTTAACACTCCAAATTCAGGAGATGTCAAAAGAAGAAGTAAAGGATAAATAATGTCAGAAGATAACGTAGAAAATACTACAGAAGCTACAAAAGAGTTTACTGTTACTATTTTAATCAGCGATCAGAACCTATCTTATAAGAGTGATTTTAATGAAGCTGAAACTGTTTTTTGGCTAGAGTCCGTTAAGGCTTTAATCCTAAAGAGAGCTTTTGACGCAGCTGCTGCTAGCTAATTTTATTTTTTATACTACTATTACTTTATCTAAGTAAGGAGTTCTAATGGCCATTAGACAATATCTGCCATTTAGCCAAAATGGATCAGGAGACTTTTTTGCAAAAGCAATTGAGCCTGAACAAATTAAAAACTTATCCAAAGCCTTAAAACCTGCTGCGCTAGCACTGGGTTATCAGGGGACTAATTATTTTTATACTGGTAGAAGCAATTTTGAGCCATCTCCCTATGACTTTGATAGGATCCTTCAGGCAGTTGACACAGACTGCTATGTCAAGCAAGCGACTTTAAAATATAAAGAGCTTTTTTGGAAAGAGGGCTGGAAAATAACTGGAGAAAATGCAGAAGCAGTCTCTTATCTGTATCAAAGAATTGACTTTATGGAAATGGCAATGAAAAGGCCATTTGTAGATTTTTTAATGGAAGTTTCAGATCACTTAGTTAAATTTTCTAATGTTTTTATCGTAAAAGCAAGAGGAGACATGTCTGACTATTTCCCTTCATCTTTAAGTCCTGTTAATTCAACTCAACCAGTTATTGGGTATTATTTAATCCCAACTGAGCAAGTAAGAATACTTAGAGACAAGTTTAATAGACCTAAATCTTATCAGCAACAAACTGATCCAATGACATATTCTCCTACTGATAGAGATCCTGTTTGGTCGGCTGAAAGGGTAATACATCTTCATTTTGACAGAAAAACAGGTCGTGCATTTGGCACTCCGTTTTTAAGCTCAGTTTTGGATGACGTTGTTGCTTTAAGGCAATTAGAAGAAGATATTCAAAACCTTGTTCACAGAGAATTATTTCCTCTGTATAAATATAAAGTCGGCACTGCCGAGCAACCAGCAGAGCCAGAAGAAATAGATGACGCAGCTGCTCAAATAGAAAACATGAGATCTGAAGGTGGATTAATACTTCCATACAGGCATGATGTTGACGTGATAGGTGCAAATAATACAGCTCTTGATGCCAGCCAATATTTAAATCACTTTAAGGAAAGAGTTGCAGTAGGTCTTGGCGTTGCGCCTCATCACCTTGGTATGAGCATGAATGGTGGAAATAGATCTGTTACAGATAGACTAGATACAGCTCTATATGATAAAGTAAAGCAGTTTCAAAAGCACTTAGCAGAAATGATTAGAGTTCATTTCTTTAATGAACTTCTTTTTGAAGGTGGATTTGACCCAATAGCAAATCCTGTTGACGATGGTGTTTCTGATAGGTGTTTCTTTAACTTTAATGAGATTGACGTAGATACTCAAGTCAAAAAAGAAACGCACCTAATACAAAAGTTCACTAACTCTGCAATTACTTTGTCAGAGCTAAGAATAGAACTAGGTATAGATCCAGAATATGATATAAAAGATTTGTTTGCTGGAATTCAAGCTGAGATTCAAATGGATATGGCTGAGAATCAAGCTAAAATTGCAATGAAAAATCAACAACAAACAGAACAACCACAAAGACCAGAAAACTCAGACAAGCAACAACCTGCAAGATCTGGACAAAGAAATTTACCCTCTAGAAGAAAAGGTCCTGGTAATATTATTAGACCAGCAAACCAACAGGGAAGAAAAACTTCACCAGATATCAGAAGATCTGATTTATCATGGCTTTCTGTTATTGAAAATGCTCTCAAAGAAGAGTATAATGTTATTGAACAAGATGAAATAAAGAAAGGTTCGGAATGATAATCCCCTCAGAAACAGCAAAAAACTCTAGATATGGCGAAGACGCAATAGAAGCTTTTTACACTGCAGTTGATAATGGTCAAGCACGTTTAGCAATGTCTATTCTAGTTGACATTATTGAAGCTTTTGCAGAAAAGATTGAAGCACTTGAAGAAGCCGCTGATCCAGTTGTTGAAGTTTTACTTTTAGCAGAGGAAGAGGAAGTAAAAGTAAAAGAACAAATTGAAGAAGATGTAAAGCCTGCACCTAAAGCTAAAGCAAAGGAAACTGTTTCAGAATAATATGAAACTGATAATAGGCTGCCCTATATATGATAGGGATTGGATTTTTCCGTACTGGATATCGTGCATACAAGCTCAATCAGTATTTCTTTCTGATATTGGATTTGTTTTTGTTGCATCTAAAGATGATCAAGCAACAATATCTCACCTTGAGCAGTGGCGAAATCATCATCCAGAAGTAAAAATTTTTGATATTTTATATCCTGAAAATGTAAACCATTTTTCACATAAAGAAGGCACAAGACAGTGGACTTTGTCTAAATATGAAAATATGGTCAACTTAAGAAATATTCTTCTTCAAAAAGTAAGAGAATATAATCCAGATTATTTTTTTAGTCTAGATTCAGATATATTAATTAAAAATCCATCAACAATAGAACTTCTTATCGCCCACATTAAAGAGGGAGCGGATGCAGTTAATCCAC